AGAACCATCCTAAAATTTTTATAATTTTTAAAAACAAGACGTCTTTTTGGGAACAAATCTTTCATTACATTCAAAGATTGATTTAAAAGGTCTACAAGCGATTTAAAGGGTTTAGGTATACGTGGGTATAGGACACCCTATTTAAACTCAATAGAAGCTGTTTTAAGAGGTTTTAGAGCTATTTAAATGTTGCTCGACCTTACGATCTCGCATGTTCGCATGTGCTCACGTATGAAGGCGAGTGTATGTGTATACACGAGCATATATGCGCTCTGCGCACAGGTGCGTGCATACGCACATGCGTTTATAAATTTAATTTTATAAGTTTAATTTAAATTATAAGTTTAATTTATATTTAACTTTATAAGTTATATTTATAATTAAATTATATTATATAATAGGTATTCTTAACTATTATACCATACGTGTCAACCCCATTTCATGGGGCGAACCCGTAAGGTGAGCAATTGGACCGGTTTTTTCGTTGTCAAGTGATTTATTTTGTGTTTATTTTCATAAAACTATTGACTTTTAACATTTGATGTGATATAATGATGGTATAGGAAATTATTTTATTTAAAGGAGTGTTTATGTTAGGACAAAATCAAGCACCTCCTAAGAAGAGACGAGCAATAGATGCTACAAAATGTTCTTGGAGTGTTTCACAAAAGATTGAAGCTGTTCAAACCTACCTGTTGTTAGGAAATGCAACCCACACAGCTAAGGTTTTAAAAATTCCAGATGCAACCCTAAACTATTGGAGAGGGTGTGATTGGTGGAAAGAACTTGAACGTGATATTAAAGCACAAGAACGTATTGAACTTTCAAATCGTCTCAAAAAGATTGTAAATAATAGTCTTTCCTTAGTGGAAGATCGGTTAGAAAAGGGTGATTTCATCTACGATCAGAAAGCAGGAAAGCTCATCAGAAAGCCTATGCAGGCTAAAGACATTCATAAAATTGCTGTGGATATGATGGACAGACGTGAGAATCTGGACATGCACAGAGAAGTGGTTCAAAACCAGCAATCCATTGCAGAAAAACTTCAACAACTTGCAGAAACTTTCTCATCCACTGTGACTAAAAAAGAAGTTATAGATGTGGAAGATGCTGTAGAAATTAAGGAAATCAATTAACTGGTAGTATGAGTTGTGAAGCTCAGTATAAAAGAATATCAGGGGATTGGAATAGATATTTTAACAGGTTAAATCGAAGGTCTACTAGTAGACCTAATTTAACTACAAAGCATATGTTAGATCAATTAGAAAAACAAAAAGGGCTCTGTGCATTATCTGGAATTAAACTTACTTGTTTATTAGAGCAAGGTAAAAAGTTTAAAACAAATGCTTCTATTGATAGGATTATTCCAGGAGCACCATATTCACCAGATAATATTCAACTTGTATGTTCTGCTCTTAATTCTTGGAGAGGCGATACAGAACTTACTGAGTTTATTTGGTTTTGTAAAAAAGTCGCGGAATTCCAAGAGGAAAAGGAGAAGGGTTCGTTATGCCATATATGAAAGACGGTAAAAGGGACTATAAATAGAGAGTATGACCTCTATCATTCAAGACCAGAACAACGTAAGAACCGTTCAGAGCGAACAGTTTTACGAAGAGAGGCTAATGCGTCTGGAAGAACGCATAAAGGAGATGGAAAAGACATTGACCATATTAAACCCCTTTCCAAAGGGGGATCTAGCTCTAAAGCCAATACACGAGTGGTCTCCAAACATACCAACCGTAGTTACAAGCGAAACAAAGACGGATCAATGAAATGAGAGTGGTCAATCTTACACGAGAATCTGTGTCTAAACTACTTCTTGCCATTGCAGATTTAGAGAACATGAAAGGTGAAAAGGGTGTTGTACATCCTACCAGAGTGTTAAAGGTAGAGTTTTTAAAGCAATGTCCTGAATATCTCACTAGACCATGTGCTATTGAACTTATTAGACAATATGAGGAATAATTATGCCTAGTGTTTCACCAAAACAAGCACGCTTTATGGCCGCTGCGGCTCATTCTAAATCCTTTGCTAAAAAAACAAACATTCCTCAAAAGGTGGCAAAAGAATTCAACCAGGCAGATAAAGGTTCTAAAATGCTCAAGAGAGGTAATAGTAGAGGACGTTAATGATCACATTAAATGCAGATATTGTACAAGGATTTGTAAACACTATTCTTTCTTCCAAGTTTGATGGTGCTACAGAAAGTCCTGCTTTTCATAGAGAATGTTGGGAGCTTTGTACAAGCAAAGCACCTTTAGTTGCAATAGCTGCTCCGAGGTCACACGCAAAAACTACAGGTGTCACTGTTAGTTATGGTCTTTCTACCCTCTTGTTTAGACAACGTAAGTTCATGCTTCTTGTTTCAGATACAGAAGCTCAAGCAACGATGTTCTTGGGCTTTTTTAAAGAACATCTACAAGATAATGAAACATTAGCAGATCTTTTTGGTCTTAAGAGAGATGAAAACCATAAAGTTAAGTTTATCAAAGACACTGAAACTGACATCATTGTAGAGTTTGAAGATGGACATAGATTTAGAATTATTGCTAAGGGTGCTGAACAAAAACTACGTGGTTTAATTTGGAACGGATCTCGTCCAGATATTATCCTCTGTGATGACATGGAAAACGATGAACTTGTAATGAATAAAGATCGTCGTGAAAAGATGAGACGTTGGTTCTACAGTGCTTTAATGCCTTGTCGTAGTGCTAATGGTATTGTTCGTGTAGTAGGAACTATCCTACATATGGACAGTCTTTTAGAACGGTTAATGCCAAAATACCATAATAAATTTACTCATGAAGAACAACTTAAAACATGGCATGAGGGTTTTATTAATGGTGGTTGGAAGAGTGTAAAATATAAGGCACATAATAGAGATTATTCTGAAATTTTATGGGAATCTAAAGCTAAGAATGAAGCAACTAATAAAGAGATTTCTGGTGGAGCTGCTGGCTACTTTAAATGGCTTTATGAAGGTTATGTAGCTCAGGGTCTTCCAGACGCCTATTCACAAGAATATTTAAACATTCCTTTAGATGAATCAATTGCTCTTTTTAAAAGGCATGATTTAAAGGATATGGAAAAAGAACATTTCTCTTTAAACAAGCACTATTACATCACTGTAGACTTAGCTATTTCTGAACATGAAAGGGCAGACTATAGTGTGTTTATGGTAGCTGGTGTAGATGAAAATAGAAGAATCTTTATTGAAGATGTAATTAGAGAACGTATTGATGCTAGAGACATTGTAGATACATTAATTGCTTTACAAACTGCATGGAAACCTGAGTTTGTAGGTATTGAAGAAATGCAAGTGTCTAAAGCAATTGGTCCCTTCTTACGTGAAGAAATGATGAAAACTGGTGTATTTTTAAACTTAATTCCATTAAAACATGGAGGTAAGGATAAAATACAACGGTCTAGAGCAATGCAAGCTCGTGTTCGTACAGGAACTGTTTATTGTAACAAAGGTGCCGATTGGTACCCTATTTTTGAAGATGAACTTACTAAATTTCCTAGAGATGTTCATGACGACCAAGTTGATTGCTTCTCCTATTTAGGTATGCTGCTTGACAAAGTAGTAGAAGCCCCCACAGTTAAAGAATTAGAAAATGAGGAGTATATGGATGAACTTAGAGAATCAAACCTCTCAGATGCAGGACGAAATGAGTGGTGCGGATACTGATGTAAACCCACAACAAGAGCAACAAGAGGAACAACAAGAAACACAGTTTGATTTTCTACTTCAAACAAATAACATTGCCTCAAAACTCTCAAAAGAAAAACTCACTAAAATTGGTAAAGTTTGTTTAGAAGGTTACAACACTGATAAACAAAGCCGTAAAGAATGGGAACATAATGTGGATGAATGGCTCAAACTTGCCATGCAAACCAAAGAAGAAAAGAGTTTTCCTTGGCCTAAGGCATCTAATATTAAATATCCGCTTATTTCAACAGCAGCTATGCAATTCTCTGCTAGAGCCTACCCCACATTAATTCCTTCAAATGGTGCTGTAGTACATGCTGTACCAGTTGGTGTAGATGTAGATGGTAGTAAGGAAGAGAAAGCAGAGCGTGTTTCTCGTTACATGTCCTACCAAGTGCTTTATGATATGGAAGGATGGGAAGAGGACATGGATAGGCTTTTAATGATGGTTCCAATTGTAGGAACTGTTTTTAAGAAAACCTATTATGATAAAAGTTTAGATAAGGTACAATCTTATCTAATCTCACCTAAAAACCTTGTTGTAAACTATTGGGCAACTGATTTAGACAGTTGCGAGCGAGTTTCTGAAATTATTGAAATGTCTAAACGTGTTTATGAAGAAAAACTACGTGAAGAAGTGTTCATTGATCAGGAACTAGGTGATCCTGTAGCAATAGTAGATAATGGTCCAACCCTTGCTACTGATGCAACAACTCCTTATTATTTTATACAACAAAGTACCTTTATTGATTTAGATGAAGATGGGTATGCAGAACCATACATTGTAACCTTTCATCGTGAATCTGGTAAAGTTGTTTCTATTGTGGCTAGATTCTTTAAAGATGATATTCACATGGATAATAACAAGATTATTAAAATTATTCCTAGACAACTTTATACAAAATATGGTTTCATTCCAAACCCTGATGGTAGTTTCTATAATATTGGCTTCGGTGTACTTCTTGGACCACTAAATGAAAGTGTAAACACTCTAATTAACCAACTTGTAGACAGTGGTACTCTTAACAATATGCAAAGTGGTTATATTGGTAAGGGACTACGTATTAAGATGGGAGATAATCGCTTCCAACCAGGTGAATGGAAACCTGTTAATGCTACAGCAGATGATTTAAGAAAGCAAATTGTACCTCTTCCAAGTAAAGAGCCTAGTAAGGTACTCTTTGAACTTATGGGAAGTTTAATTAGTTCTGGTAAAGAACTAGCTTCAGTAGCTGAAATATTTGTTGGTAAAATGCCTGGACAAAACACACCAGCCACTACAACAATGGCTACTATTGAACAGGGTATGAAAGTTTTCACTGCTGTTTATAAACGCATTTATAGAAGTTTAGCAGAAGAGTTTGATAAGATCTTTGAGCTTAATAGAATCTTTTTAGATCCTAATAAATACATTTCTGTTTTAGATATTACAGTAGATCCTAAAGACTTTGATGAAAGTCATGTAGATATTAAACCAGGTGCAGATCCTACAGCTATTTCTCAAACAGAGAAGCTTGTTAAGGCACAAGGTCTACAAGAACTTCTTGCTCAGTTTGGACCAATGATGAATCCTGTAGAAGTGCTTACACGTATTCTACAAGCACAAGAACAACCTAATATGGAAAAACTCTTGTCACAGGAAGTTGTTCAAACAGGACAACCTCCACAACCTGCTCCAGATCCAAAAGTGATGGAGATTCAAATGAAGAGCCAAGCTGAACAACAGAAATTGGCTATGCAAAGTCAGGTTAATGAACATAAAGCTGCTCTTGAACAACAAAGCCAGCAGGCACAACTTGCAATGGCAGCACAAGAACAGCAGTTTAATTTAAATGCTAAACAACAAGAAATGGCTGCTAAAATGGCAGCACAACGTCACGGTGAGAATGCTAAGGCATTAGCAGCTCAACATCAACTTGTACAGAACCAACAGGCTCATGTACAGAAAATGCAACATAATACTGAGATACACAAACAAAAATTAAAAAATAAACATGAGTAAAGAATGTATAGATTGTTTATTAATATTACCTATTGGTTGTTTTGGTCGTCTACAAAAGAAAAAAGATGATTCTTATTATTATAGGCGTTATTGTAAAGAATGTAGTAAGAAAAGAAATACAAAAAATTTAGAGTATTATAGACAAGCCGGAAAACTATATAGAGAAAGATTAAAACTAACTAATCCTACTCATTATAAAGAATACAGGCTAAAAAATAAATCTAAGGTCCAAGCATTAAGAAATGCTTATAAAAAGCGTATTAAACTGGCAATGCCTTGTTGGGCAGATAAAAATAAAATCAAGTTGGTTTATGAAGAAGCTCAATTATTAGGATTATCTGTTGACCACATCATTCCATTAAAGGGAAAAACTGTTTGTGGTTTACATGTACATAATAATTTACAATTATTAAGTAAATCCGAAAATAGTGCAAAAGGCAATAAATTATTGGAGTAAATAATCGAAACTACAGCAACAAAGACAGATTTCCAAGAATGGAAACAACACTTCATCACAAAAGAATTCTTCCAAGAAGTAAAAACTAGAATTCAAGATATGACGAATGAACTTGTATATACAGATCCTGAAGATCTTAAAGGAAAGCAAGGATACATTCGCGCACTTCTTGACATCTTGGATGTAGACATTAAGGAGCCTTAATGATTGAAGCATTAGGTCATAGAGTTTTAGTAAAACCTCAAACGATTGAAGAAGTAGATAAGACATATGCAGCCGCTAGAAAGGCTGGTATTATCATACAAGAACAATCAGAACGTAAAGAACAAACAGCCGTTGATAAAGGAACTGTTGTACAAATTGGTAAAACAGCTTTTAAAGATTTTGGTGGAGATCCTTGGGTTAAGGAAGGCGATTTAGTTTGCTATGCTAAATATGGTGGCAAATTTATTAATGATCCTGTAACACAAGAAGTGTTTGTTGTTTTAAATGATGAGGATTTAATTGCTAAACTAAGTGGAGATACACAATGACAGAAGAAATTAAACAAGTTGAAAATCTACAAGAAGTTCAAGGTGAGCAAAAGGTAGAATATTCACAAACTGAACTTAAGGCCATTGAACAAGGTTGGGTACCTAAAGATCAGTTTATTGGTGAAGAAGATAGTTTTGTTGATGCAAAAGAGTTTCTAAAGCGTGGAGAACTCTTCGATAAGATCGACAAACAAAGCCGAGAACTCAAAGCTGTAAAGAAGGCTTTGGATTCTATGAAGGAACATTATTCTAAGGTAGAAGAAGCTTCCTATCAACGTGCTTTAAAGGAACTTAAGGAATCACAAAAAGAAGCTTTACAAAATGGTGATTTAGATAAGTTCCATGAAATTGGCGATCAAATTGATGAAGCCAAACGACAAGCTGAGATTAATAAGACAATTGCTTCTAGAGATTTCACTCCTGAAGCACCTCCTGCTCCTGAATTTGTAGCTTGGACAAATAGAAATCCCTGGTATAATTCGCATAAGTACATGCGAGATTTTGCAGATGAGTTAGGTGTTACTCTTTATAATCAAGGTGTTCCTAAGACCGAGGTATTAAAGCGTGTTGAAGAAGAAGTTCGTAAGGAATTTCCCAACAAGTTTATTAACCCTAATAAAGAAAATGCCCCTAATGTCCAAAGTTCTAAGGGACAAGGAACTACCAGGAAAGCTGGTGATTTTGAAATGACAGATGAAGAACGTAGAGTGATGAATTCATTTATCCAAAGCGGAGCTTTAACAAAGGATGAATATATTCGTGATCTAAAGAAGATCAAAGGCCTTGCCTAAAGGAGAAAAGTTATGGCAATCGACACATTAAAAAGTAAACGTGCAAGTACACGAGTTCGTAGAAATTCACTAACTAGTCGTAATAAACTTGGTGTTAAAAACCAAGATCCTGCTTTTGTATACAGAATTGTAAATGACATAAGCGACAGAATTGAAGTGCTACAACAACAAGATTGGGAAATTGACACTAGTGACACTGAGGTAGATGTTTCTATTGACGGTGTTAAAGCTGCAAGTTCCCTGGGTTCTGCTAAAACTATTTCTGTAGGTCAAGGGGTTAAAGCTGTCGTCATGCGTAAAAAACGAGAGTTCCATGAAGAAGATCAAGCCTTTAAACAAGAAGAAATTAATAAAACAGAACAAACAATTAAACAAGATGCTCAAGGCTCATATGGAGGTAAATTCTCTGTGACACGAGATTGAGTTTATATGGAGAAAATTAAATGGCAAATGCTTCACGAATTTACGGACTTCGGCCTGTAAAGACCCTCAGTGGTGCCCCTCTAATGGGCAACCTTGAGACATTCAATTTACCTGCTTCTGATGGTACTGCTACCTTCGTAGGTGATTTAGTTAAATCAGGTGGTTCTGCTGACGCTACAGGTGTACAAACTATTGCACGTAGTTCTGCTGACTCTGATCTTCATTTGGGCGTAGTAGTTGGTTTTATTCCTGACTACACTAATCTAAATATTCCAGGTCAATATCGCTCAGCATCAACTAATCGTTATGCTCTAGTACATGTAGCACCGTTTACAGTGTTTGAGATTCAAGCTGATGCAGCTACTGCTGTAGCAGACATTGGCCTTAATGTAGGTCTAAACTACACTGCTGGTTCTACTACCACTGGTCAATCACAACTTACTGCTAAGATGTCTACTAAGGCAACCACTTCTACCCTGCCTCTGAAGATTGTTGGTGTTGTACAACGTCCTGACCAAGATATGTCAGATTCAAGTAACTGGAAACTTCTAGTTACTCTGAATACTAACAACTTTGTTGGTGCTGGTACTACAGGTACTTCTTAATTTTTAGAATAAGGATAGAAAATGTCTATTATTAATAGTTCAAACTTTGCTAAGGCACTCTGGCCTGGTATTAATGCTTGGTATGGTAAAGCATACAATGATTACCCTGTAGAGTATACACAACTCTTTGATACCTTCACTTCAAAGAAGCAATATGAAGAAGATGTTGGTATTAGCTCTTTTGGTCTTGCACAGACTAAGGGTGAAGGTGCTCCAATTTCTTATGATTCAGAACGCCAAGCTTTCATCACTCGCTACTCACATATTGTATATGCTCTTGGTTTCATCATCACACGTGAAATCTATGAAGATGATCAATATGACATTGTAGGTCAGCGTAAGGCACAAGGTCTTGCTCGCTCAATGCGACAAACTAAGGAAATTGTTGGTGCTAACGTTTATAACCGTGCATTCAACACTTCTTATCTAGGTGGTGATGGTTCCACCCTTCTTGCAGGTGGTGCAGGTGGTTCTGCTAACCATGCTAATTTTGCAGGTGGTACCTGGACTAACACTCCTTCAGTAGCTGTTGACCTTTCAGAAGCTGCTCTTGAGCAGGCTTTCCTGGACATTGCTGGTTTCACTGATGACCGTGGTCTTATCATCAAAACTCTTCCTAAGACACTCGTTATCCCTCGTTGGTTAACCTTTGAAGCAGAGCGTATCCTAAAGACTGATGGTCGTGTAGGTACTGATAACAATGACCTAAATGCTATTAAGACTATGGGTATCATCCCAAGTTTCACTGTTAATCATTTCCTCACTGACCAAGATGCTTGGTTCATCCGTACTGACATTCAGAATGGTATGAAGTATTTTGAACGTCGTGCAGATGCCTTTGATATGGATGAGGACTTTGACACTGAGAATGCTAAATATAAGGCAACTGCTCGTTACAGCTTTGGCTGGACTGATCCTCGTGCTCTATATGGTAGTCCTGGTGCTTAATAAGGAGTTAGTATGGCCTTAATCTTTACCGATCCTAATAGTGCAGGGTCGTTTGCTACTTTTGGTATTAAAGACGTTGTTGTTAAAGTTTTTAAACTCACGAGCGCAAACTTCTCCACTACTGGAGTAAACACACTGCTTGGTAGTCTCCCGGCAGATGCATCTATTACTAGAATTGCTTATTGGAATAAAACCAAGTTGGCTGGAAACTCTATTTCAGCCGCAGTTCTTAGTCTTGGGGCTTCTTCTGGAGGTATTGATTTTGCAGCAGCATTCAACGTGTTTACCAATGCGGGTACTTATGGAGACCTTTCCCCAGTAACTGGTATTCTGCAACCTTATAATCCTCCGTATTCTACGGGCGATATTCAGATTTGGGTTAATGGTGGTTCCACTACTGGTAACCCCACTGCTGGTGAAATTTATCTTATTATCGAATACGTTCGTTAATTCGACGATGGGGGTGAAAAGCCCCCTCTTAATTTTTAGGAAAAGGTGGTGAACCTTTTTAACATTCTCTTGGGGAGAACAAAATGGGACAAAATGTTTGGGTTAAAAGTGGTAAGGTTATGGATCTCCTGCAAGGAGCTACAACCACTGTAACTGGTGATTGGAAATATAAGGATGCTCCACAGGCAACAATCCAAGCCACTGTTAGTGGTACAGGAGCTGTAACTGCCACGGTGGTTATTGATGTTAGTAATGACGGTGTTAATGCAGTGGCAACCACAGCAGGTACTATTACATTAAGTGATACAACTAGTGCTAGTGATGGTTTTGTAACTAGTTCTCCTTGGAAATATATTAGAGCCCGAATCACAGCAATTAGTGGTACTAGTGCTACTGTTTATGTAAACATTGGGGTTTAACATGGCAGTTCAAGTTAATAATAATGTTGCAGGTCCAGCTTTAGATTCAGCCGCAGTAGCCGCAGCGGCCTGGGGCGCTGGCAAATGGTGGCTGGCCAACACCAACGGATGCGCGTGTGACGGCGTGACAGATGAAACGGCGGCGTTCAACGCCTTGCTGCAAAAGGTCTACGCAGCAGGCGGCGGCACGATTGTTGTCGCTGGCAATTTGTTGTGCCTGGGTCAGATCACCCTGCCGAATGATGGTGCGACGATCCTGAGTCAGCCGCCGATCCGGATCACGAGTGCGTCGGGCGCTGGCAATGATGGGTACTGGCGCAGCACCAAGGTTTCGACGCCTGCCGACTGCCTTGACCTGCGCTACAACGCCCCGATTGCCAAGATCATCACGCGGGGCAACGGCACGTTCGAAGTCGATCACATCACGATCAAGAACGGCGGCACGGACACCAGCCCGTTCATCTACACGACCGCGACGACGCTCAATTTTCATGACATGACTTTCAGCGGTGGCGTCAACATGAATGACGCTTTCGTGTTTGGAGGCGCTGGCTCGATCAGCAACACCATCACGAGCGCGTTCCAGGGCTACAACACCGAAGTGCGCAATGTGTTCTTCGACCGCATTCGCAAGGGAGCGATCTTCAACGGCGCAGCCAACGCGATCAAGTTCAAAGACAACACCATTTCGCTGTCGTGCGGAAACCCCGAAACCACGGCTATCACGGCGGCCACGAACGCAGCGCAGTGCACATTCACGATCCCATCCCACCCATGGGCCGTAGGCGACATCATTCGACTGCGTGTGAGCGGCTTTACCGGCAACTGGGCACCGCTCAATGGACAGGCCCTCGCTGCCACGGTGACGACTGCGAACGCGGTGCAGCTCTTTGCAGGATCGACTGACACCAGCGGCTTCGGTGCGATGACGGGCTCGCCGGTCTTCTTGAGCGGCCCATTCCTTGAATTCGCTGGGAGCGTCAACTATCCGACGCTTGGTTGCATCGTGAAGGGCAACCTTTTCGAAATGACCAACTACGGTTATTTCGCGCGCATGGATCGCAGCGGCGAGCATGTCTTCGGCCCCAACACGCTGTGGGATACGAACGGCTCGACCATCGCCTATGTGCTGGCCGGTGCGAATGCTCAGTCTGGCGGTGGCACATTCATCGCGGGCTTCCAAAGCGGCTACACGCCGTGCGTGGTGGGCGCGGGTAATGCCGGCCAATACAAGTGGCTGGTGCTCGACCACCGCCAGGACGGAGCGGCTTACGGCGTCGGCAACTATTTCCCTGCGGTCGCCAACTTCAGCAAGGGCATCAACGTCAGCGGGGCGGCGTCCACCTTCTCCGGCGACGTGACTGTCGCCAGCGGCGCGAACTTCAACATTTCCAGCGGTCAACAGCTCATCTGGACGGCGAAGACCAAACTCTATAGCCCGGCGGACGGCTACCTGACGATTTGGAACAACGCGCAAACGGGCCTTAGCGGTCTGCGCTTCGGCACCTCCGGGCAGACCGCCGGGTTCGCTGGCGTCAAATTTATTGGCGCAGACGTGCAGTGGGCTCAGGCCGATGAGTCATCGCGGTCGAATCACCGTTTCATAGGCGACGTTACTACGGTTCCTTCAGCGTCCGTAACGCCCGCGAACAACGGCGACCTGATGGTGCAGGCCACGAGCAATACACAGATCACCTTCAAGCTCAAGGGCACAGACGGCACGGTTCGGTCTGGGTCTATCACCCTCGCCTAACCACCCATCATGTACCTACCCACTGAGAAGAGTAAAACATGTCATCAGAAGTATTAAATACCACTCTTTTTCTTTTTAACGCTGTTTTGGGAATTGCTATGTGGCTTCTTAAACAATCATATAAAGACATCAAAGATCAATTAAAAGATAATAATCAAGCTATTGATAATGTAAGAGAACATTATTTTAAGAAAGAAGATTTCAGGGACTTCAAAGAAGA